TAACCGCGCTATCATCGCACTTCTCCAGATGCGTAGCGACAAACTCGTTTCACGAGATTATGTACGCCGAGAAATCCCAATGGAGTTGAATGTCACACAAGAAGAACAAAGGGTTGATATTGAAGAGATGCGTGATTCTCTTCGCGTTGCTCTGGCTCAGTATGCCCAGGCTATCCCTGCTCTGGCAGCGCAAGGACAAGACCCCGCTCAAATCATTGCTCGCATTTCTGAAGTTATCAAAGGCCGACAAAAGGGCCTCCAGATAGAGACCGTCATTGAGAAGGCTTTTGCTCCAGAAGAGCAGCCAGAAGAGATGATGATGGCACAACAGATGTCACCAGCAGGTGCGGCCCCCGCTCCTGCCTCGCAGCCAACTCCAGAAACCCCTGGCGGTGTGGCCCCTGCTGGTGCTACTCGTCCCGATATAGCAACACTGCTCGCCTCAATCGGCGGCGCGGCTTAGTAGAGGAGGTGGATATGAACAAGGGAAAGATTCAGAAGGCTGTTGAAGTCAAGCCAGTCGAAGGCAAGCGTGATACCTCCAAGCCAAAAGGCGGCAAGGTGTTCTTCGGAATGGTAGTACCAGGTCGTAAGGGCAAGAAGGCCTAGTTAGTTTTAGAAGGGACTGAGCGATGTACGATCCAGGTAGCGATGATGTGCCTCGCTCAGTAACCCCTGCTGATTTCTTAGTCATAACAGCGGGGTTGTTACACAACATAGCGTCGTCAATACACGCATTTACAGAAGATTTGATGGAACTCGCCACATATAACGCAATACGACAGAACAAAGTCAATGCGGTATGGGAGCAGTTCGCAAACGATTTAGAAAAGATGGAGGACTAATGGCAGAGCCAAGAAACCCACTCGCTGGGGCTGCTGGTCCAGGCAAGTTCTCTACACGTACAGATTTGCCACCGTCACAAGAATACGGCGAGCGCAAGGCAACTCAAGAGATTATGCAAGGCGCTCCTACAGCCAAGACTCGTGGTGTTGCTGACCCTAAGTTGGGTCGCCCACGTAGCGTCACTCCACTCTTTGCTGAGACTGAGCGACCAGATGAGCCAATCACCGCTGGTATTGATCGCGGTCCTGGCCCTGGTTCAGAGGCTCTTGGTATGAACCGTATGGAAGATGAGGATACAAACTTCAGGGCAAACATTGCAGCCTATATGCCTGTCTTGACCTATGTGGCTGATTTGCCTGATACCTCGCCAGAGACGCGCAGAATTATCAGACAACTAAGGGATTCTCTGTGAGTGTATGGAACAGAATCGGTGATGTCGCTAGTAACGTCGGTAAGTTCGCAGGTGAAATTGCGGGTGCTGGCGCTGGCGTAGCCCGTTTTGCGTGGGATGTAGGCACTGCCCCTTGGAATGACAACGAAGAGTACAACGGCTTTGTCAACACATTCAAGAGTGCTTACAATAAAGAGTCTCAGAATATAGTCAAACCATTCGCCTCCGCTGGTGGGGCGATTATGAAGGTTCCTGGCCTCGCCCCGACTCTTCGTAAAATCAACGAGATCAACCAAGAGTATATTCGTGAGCCACTGACGACAGTCAATCTTGTCGCTGGTGAAATCAATAGGGGACTTTTCTCTGGCGCTGAAGTACCTAACGTATTCAACCCAGATACGTGGCGTAAAGCGTACAAAGGCGCACAAGAAATTTCCTTTATGCAGTCTGCGCTTTCTTCAATGCGAAATACGTATGACCCGAAGTTCAACGTATATGACCCAGCGCAACGTGAACAGGCTTTCAAGAAGTCACTCTTCGGTAGATTTGCAAGTGGTGCTGGTGACTTAGGAATCCAACTCGTAGGCGATGTAACCCTCGTTGGAGCAAAGGTAGCCAGGGTTGCCACCCTTTCTACGAAGGGTGTAGGTGCTATCCGCACCGCAGAAGATGCTACAAGAGCCGCTGAAGATATTACTCGCGCTCAGTATGGCGTCAACAATAGATTCACAAAGGTTCTTGAAGACTTTACTGAGAACGATTCTATCTATGCCTTGAATCACCCAATGGTCAAGTCCTCCAATAACCCAGGACTCTTGGCTCACCTACTCGGTGATTCGGTGGATGTAGATGAGACTGCTCTTATCCTTCGATCTGCACTCGGAGACCCTAAGGCAATCGACGAACTCAAGTTACAACGTGCCTATATCACAGACGCTATCCAAGCAGCACGTGGTGAGATGGCAGCATACGAGGAGTTCAAGTTATTTGCAGCCCCTGACGAGTTCGGGATGCTTCCATTCCTCAATGACAACAAGGCTGTTATTGATGAGGTAGAAGCAAACTACCGTTCCCTTGCAGCAACTGATAAGTACTTTGCAGACCTGATGGAACTGACCAAAGGTGGCGGTGCTTTAGCACGTACCACTGGCTTTGGACTTCAGGGTGTTGAAGACTTCGTTGCTAAGGCAAGAACAATCAAGTTCTATGACCGCAAGGTTGGCAACCCAAAGATTGATGTCTACCAGCCAACACCTTTCCATAGGTTGTACCAAAAGGTTTCGTGGCTCGCAGGCGAGCGCCCAGCAGGTATTGTCAACTTCAATGACCCAGACTCATACCGAGAAGTGGTTGCTAACGTAAGTCGTCTTGAGAAGATTCTTGACCTCAACCCAACTCAAAGCAAGGCTTTGATTGACTCTTACATCAGAGGTGCTACTCCAGAACAACGCTTTCAAGCGATTATGGAACTTGAGGGTCGTGCGCTTCGTGCCATTGCTGCAAAGTACGATATTGACGAAGACGTAGCGAATACAATCTACAACAACTACACGCGAGCAAGAACCTCTGCGCTCAAGTCCATTCAGGACAAGGGTTATATGGTTGATACCGATGGATCAATTCTTCGTATCCCACAACTAGAGTCACAGACAGCAGACTACCTGCCAATTATGGACTTTGACTTGATGGATAAAATCCTCAAGCGAAACAGCAGTTCTATTCGCGCTATTGCTGGTAGAGCAGGTTCAACTGCCGGTTACTATGTAGATCTCGTACAGGATGCTTTCAAGGCTGGTGCGCTTCTTCGCTTGGGCTACACTCAGCGTAACGCAATAGATTCACAACTTCGTATTATGGCTTCCGTTGGTGCGCTTGGCGCACTTCGTCACCTTGGCGAAGGCGTAAAGAACACAGTTTTCAACGTAGCAAAAACCCCTAGCCGTGTCATTGACAAGTATCGCCCTGTTGATGAGGGTATGACCTACGCACAGGTAGAAGCAAAGGTTCCAAAACTTATCAAGGATATTGATGAGCGGGCTGCTCGAATCAATAGGCTTGAGGGCGAGATAGTTCTCAAGAAGAACGACGCTGAACTTGCTGCCGAACTTAGCACACTCAAACTCCTGCAAGAAGAGAAGTTGGCTGTCTACAACCACTACCAAGAAGTCCTCGCCAAGAACGTCAAGATGGACAAGAAGGCCAAGGTTGGTTCTGGAGCATATGAAGTAACCACCTCCGACGGTGAGACATACATCCTTGATGATGCCTTCGGTGGTCCTCTGGGAGATATTTTCCGTAGGCTCGCATCGTCCCAAAACTCGTTTGAGCGTATGGTAGATACCAACACAGATATCTACGCAAAGACTTTGGCATCTAAGGGAATCGGCGCTATCAACCCAGGTAGCCCAGCCTACTTCGAACAGTGGGCGCAAACCCTGCGTCAGCAATTCGGTAACTCCGCTGTTGCTCGTAAACTTGCCGATGGCGAGTCTGTTGAAGAAGTAACAACGTGGCTTCGTAACTCTCCAGATGGAAGAGACCTTCGTCGAAGGCTTGCTATTCCAGCGGATGAGTCAGCCGAATATGTAACCAAAGTTTCTGGATTCCTAGATGAGTACCTCCCAGCATCTTCTGGTCTCCGACCAATGCTTCGAGATATCACTGCAGGAGATCTTCGCACAACCTTCAAGGATCCAACCTCACTTCCAGTCATTCACGGTCATATCCTTGAGACTAATATGAAGAATACGGACCGACTTTATGTACGGTCTGCAGTCAACGGACTCTTCAAGTTGCTTGCCTCTATGCCAGAAGATGCGTGGGCAAGACACCCACTCTACGTTACCCTGTATCGCAGAGAAGCAAAGCGTCGCCTTGATGTAATGTCTGGAGTCAACAAGACTCGTCTTACCGTCAAGGAACAGCAAGAACTGATGAACCAGAGCCGTCAGTATGCTCTGCGCGAGATGAAGAAGATTCTCTTCAACATTGAGCGCAAGACCAATGCTGCTACACTGATGAAGTACATCAACCCATTCTTCTCGGCACAGGAAAACGCCTACAAGACGTGGATGAAGTTTGCTATAGCCAACCCAGCCATCATCAATCGTGGATATCTTGTATGGAACGCCCCTAACAAGGCTGGTATCGTCACCGACGAAGATGGAAACATTGTAGAAGAGGGTAAGACCTCCGGCTCAGATACCATCTGGCTCAGTCTTCCAGCGGGTGTCAAGAAGATTCCTGGCTTTGCCGATATGTCATTGACTAGGCTAGGCATCCCAAAGCAGTCGTTGGATATCATATTCCAAGGTGGCTTGGATGTTCTATACTCACAGGGCAATCCCAATATGTTTGGTGATATCTTCCCAGTAGGCCCATATATCGCAGCGCCTATATCAGAAGTAGTCAAGCGTCAGCCAAGCCTTGAGGATACTTTCAAGTGGGCGCTTCCTTTCGGACCTAGCAAGAATGTCATCAGTTCATTCTTACCAGCCTGGATGCAGAGGCAAATTACACGTATCGGTGGTCAAAACGATCCTCAATACGCTCGGATATATCAACTCATCTGGAACACAGAGCAAGAAAACGCAAAGGCTGCTGGAAGACCGCCAGTTTCAAATGCAAAAATTGAACAGATGACTAATGACTACTGGAACCTTAGAACCTTTGCTAACCTCGTCGCTCCATTTGCCCCACGATTTGACTCGCCATATCAGTTCTATATCCAGAAGTCTCGTGAGTACCGTAGGCTCTATGGAATTGATGCAGACTCTCAGTTCCTCAAGGACTTTCCAGAGTACTTCTCGTTTACGACAAGCCTCTCTGCCAACCCAACGGGCGTTCAGTCCTCACAGGTAGCGGTTCGTAACATCAAGAAGTATGGTCCCCTCATCGAGGAGTTGGCAACGGTTGAGCCAAAACTTATTGGTATGGTCGTCAACGATCCTACGGGTT